ATGTCAAGGGAACAAAATAAGTGGTTAAGAGGTAGACTACACAACTGGGCCCATTGTTTTGGCATTATAGATTGGTTTAGTACAGGAGATTTTAGAATGGATGTTGTTGACATTCACAAGGGAAAGACTTTCGTCTGGGGGCAGACGATAGATGGAAACAAGTAGGAGTTACTATGATTACTGTTTCCTTACTTGTCTACACTCGGAGGGGTGGCTGCGGGCACCTAATCAACAGGTTGGGAGTAGTGTAGATGAGAACAAAGACAATTTCCCGAAACCAAGAGGTATTATACGAGAATGTAGAAGAATTTCGTAATTTCTACCCAGATAAAGCATTATTGTCTGATTGGAGAGAAGGAGAAGAAGGACAATGGGTGATTACGGATGATTTACAAGTATGTAAGATTTTAAGACGTAGTACTATGGATAACCAAAGAGGTAGGATTGTAGACTATGTAAGAACAATATTAGGAACATATACAACGAATCCTAATGTTGATATGGGAGGAGTTCCTCCAAAGAATATATATTCGTTCTCAAATAAGAAGTTTTCTAAGAAACTTCGTGAAGAACGAAAAGAACCAACGAATAACGAATTCCTGTTTGCAAAGTATGTTGCAAAGGGAATGAGTCCAACGGAGGCTTATTTACGTGTTTTCCCTACAAATAAGAGACAATACGCTAAAGAGACGGCTCGTGGGCTTATGAAAACTGAAAGGGTACAGAAATTGGTTACAGAAGAAATAGAAGTTATCTTAAGTGAGATAGGAGCGTCTAAACACTACCTACTTGAAATGACTAAGAATATCATTGATAACATGGATGGTAAGGATGGGGACAAATTAAGAGCAATTGAATTAATGATGAAAATAGCTGGAATGTTCCCTAATGACAAGAAAACAGAATCATTGACTGTATTTCAGGGATTTAGTGAAGAACAGTTGAAAAAGATAAGTTCTGAGAATGTAAAGGTGTTGGCTCATGCCGAAAAGAGAATCGATGACAAACCTGACTCTGTGTGATTTAGGAATACATAGTGAACTTCGTTGTTGCGTTGTTTGTGACAAACCATTGATTGACAGTCAAAAAGTTGTATTAATGGATATATTCCAAGTCGTATCTGGTTGGGTATGTCCAAAATGTACATCTTTGTATGACTATGATGATAATCTTCTTGATATTGGAGATTTAGATGTCTATTCAGAAATTAAAGGATATGCCTGATACTGTATAGGGATTGATGGAAAACAAAGAAATAAATATTATACCAGACATAAAGGAGAAGGATGAGGTTCTTTCGCGTTGTTATAGTGACTTGCTTTATTTTGGGAGGGCTTTTCTACCCGCTGATTTCCTTAATAAGAGCAGTTCTCCCACGTTCCATGAGGAAGTGGGTAAAAAACTTATTGATACTAGCCCTGGTGCCCGTATATGCAATATTCTTCCGAGAGGCTTTGGGAAGTCCATCTTATCGAAGGCTGCTATTTTACACAAGATTTGTTTCGCCCCAAAGGGACAGAGACAATTCATTGCATGGGTAGCTGAAGAACAAGGACAGGCCATTGACCATCTTAAATATGTTAAGAGTCATTTAGAGTATAACGAGTCAATAAGGTACTACTTTGGGAATTTAGCTGGTGATTCAGTTGGTAATCGATGGACTGAAAAGGATATTGTAACTAGCAAAGGAGATAGATTAATCGCTAAGGGTACTTCTCAGAGACTTCGTGGTAGGACTGAGATTGATGTTCGTTATACTGGTATTGTCTTAGATGACTTTGAATCTGAATTAAATACTAAAACCCCCGAAAGACGAGATGAAATTAAGAAATGGATTGTATCTACAGTATTTCCTGCATTAGAGGAGTCTCCAGGAAAAGAAGGGTGGATATGGTTATGTGGTACGATTGTCCATTATGATAGTTTTTTACAAATGGTTGTTGATGGAAATAGGTTAGCTAAAAGAGAAGAACGTAAATATCCTTGGGATGTAACATTTTATCGGGCATTACGAGATGGTAAGTCTATTTGGCCTGAACAATTCCCTGTATCTAAGTTAGATTCTAAAAAACGAGAATTTATTGAAGCAGGTCTTGTAAACAAGTTTGCTCAGGAATATATGAATGATGCTCGTGATTTATCATCAGCAGCGTTTAAAACAGATAGAATCAAATATTATGATGGAGTATTTAAGTCTATTGATAATTATTCTTACTTAGTTATAAGAAATGATGCAATTCCTATTAATGTTTATATTGGAGTTGATATAGCAGCTACAGCAACAAAAACTTCTGATTTTCAGGTTATTATGGTTATTGGAGTAGATTCAAATAAGAATCGATATGTATTAGAATATTATCGTGAACGTATCCCTACTTTTGATTTACCAGAACAAATTATAAAAATGGCCCGGAAATATAGTCCTGTTAGGAGAGTTACGATTGAAACAGTAGCAGCTCAGGAAATGGTACGTGATATGGTTACTCGGATGGCTTCTGAAGATAGAAGATTAATACCAGGAATATTCAAAGGGGTTAAACCACCTCCAGGTATTAAAAAAGCAGATAGACTAGAAACATCACTAGGTCCTATTGTAAATAGTAAAAAATTATATATTCGTAGAGAAATGACAGACTTAGTTGATGAGATGTTTGAACATCCTGTTCCAAAGAATGATGACCTTATGGATGGATTATACTATGCAGACTATTATTCTAAAGCTCCACTTAGTACATCTATATCAGTTGGGGAGATGAGAGCAGGAAAGAAAAAAGGTGGCAAATTAAGGGGATATTACAACTGGATGACAGGTGCTAGACGATAATTTGGAACTTTTAGACGATTTTAGCGTATTTTTATTTGAAGTTACGCTATTTATACTTAACTTAGTTGTGAAGCGTAAGTCACATATATTATGGCAATAGAACAACATCCTCAATCAAAAGAGAATCAAGAACTTCACAGAAGGTGGCGTGATGCTCGAGCAGACTGGGAAGTAGAAGCAAGAAATGATATTGACTTCTATCATGGTAATCATTTTACCGATGCTGAGTCTGAGGAGATGCAATCACGTAATCAAGCTGATGTTCCTATGGATAGGATATCACCAGCTATTGAAAAGCTTAAAAGTGTATTAACAGCTAAACCACCTGTATTTACAGCTGTACCAAGAGAAGATTCTGATGTTAAAGTTGCATCCGCTTGGAGAACAATCCTAGGATACGTATGGCAGATATCAAGTGGAGATGTCCACATGAAAGATGCTATTCATGATTATGCTGTAACAGGATTAGGATATCTGTATGTTTATATCGATAATGAAGCAGACTTTGGCAAGGGTGAAGTTAAGTTTACTTCAGTTAATCCTTTTCGTGTCTATGTACCACCATCATCTCGTGATAGGTTTTTTCAGGATGCTGATTCAATTATCCTATCAACAATTTTAACTGGTGAACAAATTGTTAATTTATATCCATTCTTAGGAGCTCAGATGGATGAGGAGACTGGAGAGGTCATTCCAGGAATCATTGAGGAAATATCTGAATATTCAGAAGAAGACTATCCAAATGCTCAAAATAAGAATGCTATGGTTATTAAGACTCCAGCCGAAGCTAAGGACTTAGACCATTTTAATCATGAAAAATACCAAATATTAGAAAGATTTTATAAGACCAAAGTACCATTCTACAGAGTGGTTGATTCTCGTAGTGGAGAAGAAATGGTCATGAATGAACAAGAATTTGCTGCATTTTTAGAAGAAAATCCAGGAGTGTTTGAGCGTGGATTGATGAACTTTGAAGAAGTATTACAAACACGTATTGGCGTAGTTGCAACTGTCGGTGAGGTTTTATTATATGAATCTGTTCTCAATACTGATGTATATCCTATTGTCCCCTTACCAAATATATGGTCAGGAACACCGTATCCCAAATCGGATGTTTCTAGAACAAGACCAATGCAAAGACTACTCAATAAGTTATGGTCGTTAGCTTTATCACACGCTCAAGCTTCTGCTGGTTTGAAACTATTAGTTCCTTTAGGAAGTGCTGTAAATGGATTAGAACAATTAGAAAGAGATTGGGCCAATCCAAATGCAGTAATTGAAGTTGATACTTCTCAAGGAGAACCTCATTATCCTGCTCCGACACCACTTGCGTCTGAGTTTTATCGATTAATTGAACAAGCAGAATTTTATATAGATTTTATTTTTGGACTTCCTGAAATGATGCATGGATTTTCAGAAAAGGCTCCTGATACAGTTCGTGGTACAGAACGTATGATGATGCTTGGTTCTGAACGTCCAAAGTCAAAATTAAGGGATATTGAATTTGGTATTAATATTATTGGAAGATTATTGTATTCTTTCTCTAAGGGACATTATACATTCCAAAAGATTTTTAGATTGATACAACCTAATAACAATATTAATGAGGTATCTGTTAATACTTTATATAGTGATATGAATCCAACGGTTATCGATATTGCGAAAGATAGGAACAATATTGGTCAGCATGATGTTAGAATTGAAGCAGGGTCTACCTTACCAACAAGTAAATGGGCTGAGTATGGTGTATACTTTGAAGCCTATCAGGCTGGTTTAGTAGACAGAACAGAAGTATTGAAGAAAAACCCAGAGATATTCGACAAAGAAAGTATTTTATCAAGAATGAGTGAGATTGCTCAGTTGCAACAGGCTAACGAACAGTTGCAACAAGAAGTCAAAGAATTGCGAGGAGACTTGCAAACGGCACAACGGGAGTCTGTCCAAGACAAGAAGCGAGTCGCGGTTGAGAAATTCAAACGTGATTTGTCTGAAGTACGGTCAGACGCTAAAGCGGAAAAGAAAGTGCAAGCAAATAAGCTTGCCGACACGGTGAAGTTCGAGTTGGAGAAATTAAAGCCTATTGTTAATAATATGCAAGAAGGCGGTGGTTCTGCTCCTGAAGACATCGAAACATCGTAGAAAGGAAAATCATGGAAGATTATATAGCTGAAGCAAATGCCAGCCAGGACGTTGTTGAAGACGTTGTAGCTGGGACTGAGGAAACTAATCCTTTTGCTGAGGATAATAGTGCATTTACTGAGGAAGGATACGAAGGTGTCCCTCAACCTGAGATGCAATCTGAGACTTCACAAGTAGACTGGGAGGATGAAAGTAAGAAGTGGCAATCATTATATGATAAGTCACAGACGAATTTGACGAAACTTGAAGACGCCCTTGGTACTGCAGTGGAGATGCAACAGAACGCTCAGGGAGCAACTGTTAATCAGCAGAAAGAACAAGTACCCCAGGTATCCGAGGAAGAATTTAATCCTTGGGATGCCTATTACAAGCCGGATTCACCGTCTTATCAAATGAGAGTTTCTCAGGAGAATCAGTCGGTGTCACGTGCTATTGAAGGTCATATGTCTCAGATGAATGAGAATATTGCCTTGAATAATAC